AATGGTGTGCTCGACGGTATGGGTAGTGTAATGAACGGTGAGATTTTCTCACAGAAACTCCAAGAGGAGATTAAAGCCTATGGCATCGAAACTATTGAACACCCTACGCCTGTCGCTAGAGATGACAGAAGTCTTATCGAGATTGGAGAGGACGGGTATCAAGATCGACCCAGTTGTCCTCAGTGAGATTGAGGACGAATACCGGACGGAGATGAATACGCTTGAGAATAAGCTTGAGCGGATGGCAGAGGAAGCAATGGGAGACACTCCTATTAACCTCTCGTCGGCTGATGATCGGTCCATGTTGTTTTACTCTCGTAAAGTAAAAGACAAACGTCAGTGGAGTAATATATTTAATCTCGGCTCTGAACTCCGGGGTTCCACCCGCAAACCCAAACAGAGAACCAAGTACGACAAGAAAGAATTTGCCCGTATCGTAAAAGACAACACGGAAATTCTCCGTAAAACAATCGCATCTCGTTGCACAGCGTGTAAAGGTCTGGGGCGTAACAAGGTAATTAAAAAGGATGGTACGGAAGGTAAAGCTGTCCGTATTTGTAAAGCCTGTCATGGAGATGGAACATTATATGTACCGACACAAGAAATCGCAGGTTTCAAAATTATCCCACGCGACTCGTGGGACACAGCCGCCGCAGGGTTCAAAACAGACCATGATACACTTAAAGAACGCCTTGATGAACTTTCAGGTACCGCCAGAGAGTTTGCAGAGTCTTACTCCAGATACAATGCACTTCGCACATATCTCTCTACTTTCGTCGAAGGGCTCAAAAACAACCGAGACAGAAACAACATCGTACACCCCGATTTCATGCAATGTGTCACAGCTACCGGACGGCTCAGTTCTCGTAACCCCAACTTCCAGAATATGCCCCGTGGTTCTACATTCGCTATCCGGAAAGCAATGGTCTCTCGTTTTGAAGGAGGGAAAATACTCGAAGCTGATTACGCTCAACTCGAGTTCCGAGTCGCAGGATATTTAGCAAATGATCCACATGTCTACCACGATGTAGAGGAAAGGACTGATGTACACACTGTCACTGCTGAAATTATTGGGTGCTCACGGCAAGACGCTAAGGCTCATACTTTTAAGCCGCTCTACGGGGGAACGACAGGTACTCCTGATCAGCAGAGATATTATCGTGCGTTCAAAGAAAAATACGCTGGAGTGACCGCGTGGCATGATGAGTTACAAAAAAGTGCGGTGACGAAAGGACACATATCGTTGCCGTCTGGTAGAGAGTACGCATTTCCCGGAACAAAATGGACTCAGTATGGGACTGCGACCAACCGAACTGCAATTTGCAATTACCCTGTGCAAGGTTTTGCGACGGGGGATCTCTTACCAATAGCCTTAGTTTATCTTAATAACTCTATGAAATCTAAGGAATTAAAAAGTGTGATATGTAACACAGTTCATGATAGTATTGTACTTGACGTATTCCCCGGAGAGGAGGATACTGTTACTAATCTGGTTGCGGAAGCTATGCTTTCACTTCCCGATGAATGCCAACGTCGATATGGTGTACTTTATGATATGCCTATCGGGTTGGAAATTAAGATGGGTCCAAACTGGTTGGATACCCACACAGTCTACGAAGTGTAGGAGAACGTAATGAACGAAGTAGCAACACTGGACGATGCTTTCGATAGTATCATCAACGCCGCTCAAGCGGGGGATACAAAAGCCCTGATGGCAGTATCAGGCCAAGCAGACGAAGACACACCCAAACAGGGATTGTCTCGTTTAAACATTAACTACGAAACGGAAACTGAGGATGGTAAGACTCTGAAGCGCGGTGCGTGGAAGATTTTCCATGATGGTGAGTTTGTCTACTCAGACAGTGTAGAATTCAAACCTCTTCTCCGTACGTACGAATGGTCTGTATGGGATCAGGAGGAAGGCAAGTTCTCCTCTCGCTCTGTTCAGGCACCGAGCCTCAACCATCGCTTCCCAGATACTTCGGGAGGAGATAAATGTGGCCGCTTAACTAAGTCGGAAGAGGAGCAACTCGGTGAGGATCACCCAATGACGCTTGCTTCTCGTCAAGCAACCTGTAATCAGGTGTTTTATGCAACAATCTCTATGGAAGGAGAGAACGCAGATGGCGACAAGGTTAAGATTACCGACTATCCTGTAATGGCTTATTTTAAGCGTTCTGGCTTCCGTCCTGCGCGTGAAGCAATTGACAAGCTTAACAATGAGCACGTCTCAATGCAGGAGGTGGTGTTTGACTTAACTACTTCACGGAAGAAGCAGGGATCGGTCACATATTACGTGCCGGTCTTTACACGTCGCAAGGATACGGAGGCCCTTGACGATGGGAAGAAAGAGATGTTGAAGATGTTTGCCCAGACGGTTAAAGCATCCAACACCAATATTATGGAGCAATACAAGGAGGCTGTAAAAGCGAAAGCAACCGAAGAAGAAGTCGATCTCGCGGCTGAATTCGGGGGCTGATCCATATGTATGCGGAAGCTCAAGTAAAGAACTTTCTCATGCAGGCAGTAAGGGGGGAGGTAACACTTCCCCCTTCTGTCATTGAGGAATTCACAAATGATTGCAAAGCCGCAATCGAAAAACAGTTTAACCGGAATCCTGAGTGGCGTATTCGCATGAGCGGACTCGGGCACCCCTTGTGCCAACAAGTATGTGGGCGCGACGGGATAAAAGAAGAGATGGAATACAACGCCATCTTGCGTTTCCTTATCGGAGATTTAATTGAAGCGGCAGTCATGGCTGTACTCAAAGGTGCGGGCATCAACGTTGTGAGCTCTCAGGACAAGTGTGAGCTCGAGATCGCAAACACCACGGTAAAGGGTACCCTAGATTTGGTTATGGACGACCCTGTGGACGGAGAGAAGGTCTGGGACGTCAAGTCTGCTTCTCCGTACTCTTATTCTCAAAAGTTTGGGAAAGGGTACGAAGGTTTAAAAGAAGACGACCCGTTCGGATACGTTATGCAAGGAATGCTCTACTCCGAATCAAAAGGGCTACCCTTTGGCGGGTGGATCGTTGTGGATAAGTCGAGCGGAGCGATTCAGTTTGTGGAGGTACCAGAGGATCACAGTGAGGATCGTGCTGTATACTTGGACAGAGCGCATCAAGTTGTTGAAGCTCTCATGTCAAACTTCAAATTTAAAAAACCCCCGATTGAACCTGAGGAAGAAACGTATAAGGTTGCGGGTACAGTTCACAAAACTGGAAACAAATTGTTGAGTAAGAGTTGTACTTTTTGTGGGTACCGAAGCCATTGCTGGCCGAAAGCAACACAACACCCCAAGGTTACCTCTAAAGCAAAGATACCGCCGATGGCTTGGTATCACACGTTGAAGGTAAAGGAATTATGAAAGAAGCAGATATCAAAAAGGTAGTCGAACTTCAGGGTAAGATTATTAAGTTAAAAGACCGCATCATGAAAGATGTGGAAAAACACAACACGATGGTTGTAGAAGAATTGCGTCCCGCTTTAGAACAAGTTCAATACGCGACGATCTATCAAGTCGGTAGCATGACGTACAAGCGTGGTAAGATATTCTGTCAACTCGATTGTCAAGACTTTGGTTTGGGAATTAAAGCCGACGGTCTTACTAATCTTCGTCGCATTGTAGTGGAGGATACCGTAGATGCCCCTGCTCATGATGAAAAAGGTTGATCGCCACCTTTTGTACTTAAACGAAGCGGCTTACTCTGTGTATGTTGAATCCGCTGACAGGATGGGCGGTGACCCGTGGGTTAGATGGGCCCGCAACTTTGAGCGGTGCCTTCCGTTGACTCTCTGGCAACATTTCGGAAAACCTTTAGGCCACGAAACTTACGCAAGAGATGTCCGCAAGTTTAATGAGGAGACTCGGAAGATACACGATGTGTTGCGGCAAGGACGTGTTGTTGCTTTTCCGGGAGACGAATACACTACGGCTTTGTCTGCGATGGAAAGCACGAGCCCTAGTATGCACAGTAAAATTAGGGAAGTAGTGCAAGGGTTTTCAAATCTATGAGTTACCGACACAAATTCCGCTCTGATTATGAGTTGCAAGTAGCAAAATACCTTGCGGATCAAGGAGTTAAATACGAGTACGAAAAACAAAAAATTTCGTATCAACCCAAACCTAAGACGTATACCCCTGACTTTTATCTTCCGGAACAGGATATTTACATTGAGGCTAAGGGGTTTTTCAGCCCCGCGGATAGGCAGAAGATGCTACTCGTGATTAGACAGAACATGTTTCTTGACATCCGTATGTTATTTCTGAGAGCATCCAACAAGTTAAACCGGTCCAGTAAGACCACGTATGGATCTTGGTGTGATAAACACGGTATATTATGGGCTGATAAACAGATACCACGGGAGTGGTTGGAGAAAAAAGTATGACAGACTTGACCATTGATGAAGATAAACTAATCGCTCTCGAGCAAGCTAGCTTACTCAAGGGGCGTTACTATATTGTACTGGAACCTGTAGACGATGAAGATGAAGACGAAGATGGCTTTGCTATCCGTGCGTATGCAACTCGAGATACTCAAGTGGAAGTTGATGGCGAAAAAATGTTTGATCCAACTTATGTCATCCTTCAAGGATTACTGGGGGCTGTCCACGAAAACTTCGATGACCTCTACGACATGGGATTGGAAAGGGTTACGTTGGAAGCACTCGGTGAAGTCGTCCCAGAAGAAGAGTTAAAGCCGGAACATCGTGATCGCATCAAGAGCATGGAGGGGAATGTCATTACTGCCAAATTTGGAGAACTGCAATGACAGACTGGAAGAACCCCGAACACTACAAGAAGAAAGACTTTGAAGCCATTGAGGTTATTAAGTCTGTACTCACGGAAGAACAATTCACTGGATATTTGCTCGGAAACTCGCTAAAATATTTACTACGGGTTAACGATAAAGATACCCCCTTGATGAACGCGGGCAAGGCTGAATGGTACGCGACCCGCGCAGAAAAAGAACTTTCGGAGAAATAATGGAACATATGTACTGTGGCAAGATTGCCATCGACTACGACCGTGATGAGAATTTTAGCGCACAAGCCTTGAAGTTACTCACGGACTACTACATGTTGCCCGATGAGTCTAGCCCACAAGAGGCTTTTGCTCGGGCGGCTTTGGCTTATTGTGAGGGTGACTATGGCTTCGCTCAACGTATTTATGATTACGCTAGTAAGCGTTGGTTTATGTTCGCTAGTCCTGTGCTTTCAAACGCACCGCTTGACGGCGTTGAGCCAAAAGGATTGCCGATCTCTTGCTTTCTCACTTATGTTGGTGACAATCTTGAGTCTCTCATCAGCCATAATGCTGAAGTTGCTTGGCTCTCCGTAAAAGGAGGAGGCGTCGGAGGACATTGGTCTGACGTACGTGGGATCTCAGATAAAGCACCCGGACCTATTCCATTCATGAAAGTCGTCGACTCAGGGATGACTGCGTGGAAACAGGGCCGTACCCGTAAGGGAAGTTACGCGGCCTACATGGATGTGTCTCACCCAGACATCATCGAATTTATTAACTTTAAAGTACCTACTGGCGACACGAACAGAAAATGTTTCAACCTGTTCAACGCCGTTAACATTACAGATGCTTTTATGGAGGCAGTAGAACATGGAACAGAATGGCAATTACGAGACCCTAATGACGGAGATGTCAGAGATTCGATCCCAGCTAGAGACTTGTGGGAAAGAATACTTGAAGCTCGCTTCAGAACTGGCTCACCTTACTTACACTTCATCGACGAATCCAACCGAAGGTTACCAGATTCTCAGAAGGCACTTGGACTCGCAGTTAGAGGGTCTAACCTATGCTCTGAAATCACTCTCCCTACATCTGAAAAACGCACAGCAGTCTGTTGCCTTAGCTCGGTCAACCTCGAAAAGTACGACGAGTGGAAAGGATCAGGAATGGTTGGAGACTTGGTTCGATTCTTGGACAACGTCCTTGAATTCTTTATCAAAAATGCACCAAGAGAACTGGGAAAAGCTGTCTACTCAGCTAAAAGAGAAAGGTCTATCGGCTTAGGAGCGATGGGTTGGCATGGGTATTTACAGCAGAATGAGATCCCGTGGAACAGCATTAGCGCGAAGTTTGCGAACCAACGGATATTTGCCGACATACATGCACAGGCTCACGCGGAAAGTTTGCGTCTTGGCAAAGAGAAGGGGGAGGCACCTGACATGGCTGGTACGGGACGTCGGAACGCTCACCTTCTTGCTATCGCTCCAAACGCTAACAGTTCTATTATCTGTGGGTGTAGTGCTAGCATTGAGCCTATTAAGTCTAATGCTTATACCCATCGTACTCGTGCGGGTGCTCACCTCGTCAAGAACCCAAACCTCGAGGAGGTCTTAGATGTTCTTGGACAAAATGATCAAGAGACGTGGAAGTCAATCGTTAATGCTCAGGGGTCTGTTCAGCACTTGGAGTTCTTGTCGGACGAACAGAGGGATGTTTTTAAAACTGCATATGAAATCGATCAGGGGGCCGTCGTTGACCACGCGGGTGATCGACAACCCTACATTTGCCAAGCACAATCCGTTAATNTATTCTTCCCTGCTGGNTCGCCGGCGTCTTATGTTAACTCGGTACACCTTCGAGCGTGGAAGTCTAAACTCAAATCCCTTTATTACCTCCGCACAGATGCGGGTATCGAGGCGGATAAGGTTGGAGTCGCAGTTGAAAGAGTGGCTCTACAAGATGCGGAGGAGTGCTTGTCATGTCACGGATAACCCCTGACATTACATGTAACATCTGTACCTGTGAGTTTGACATAGAGGCAGAAGGCGGGATGCAAGGGTACATCGGTATTATACCCTTCTCCCTCTGCCCGATGTGCTTTAGTGGGATCATGGATATGTTTGAACAACTAAGTGGAGATGTCGAGTATGACAACGAAAGCGGACAAGAGATGGAGGACGATGACGAGGACTCACACGGGTAAGGGTGATGCTCGACGTCCATATGACACCAAAAAATATAACAACAACTGGGATAGGATATTTAACAATGCACAAGATCAAACAGAAAATGCTACGGACTTACTACAAGATCCTGAAAGCTTCGGTCAAGAAAAAATTTGAAAAGGCTGATGATCTTAACTGGAAGTTATTGCAACTCGAAATTAAATTGAAACAGCTTGACGACCTCGAGGGGAAGTCTTAACATAGATATTGGGATGTAAGTTTTCTCCCCTAGCCGGATTGATCCCCGGCGTTTTGTGGCCCCGAAAGGGGCCTTTTTTTCCAACAAATAAAACAAGGACTTACGATGTCTTTATTAGAAGAGTCAAAGGTTTACAAACCATTTAAATACCCTTGGGCTGTGGAGTACGCAGTTTCTCATGAGAAGGTCCACTGGGGAGAATGGGAGGCAAAACTGCAAGAGGATGTGGCACAGTGGCAAGGGGGCAAGCTCTCTGCACAGGAAAAGCACCACATCACTCAGATCCTAAAGTTGTTCACGCAGTCTGACGTACAGGTTGGTACGAACTACCTCGAGTACTACATTCCGAAGCTCAAGAACAATGAGATCCGTGCGATGCTCACGAGCTTTGCTAACCGTGAGTTTGTCCACCAGCGTAGCTACGCCCTACTCAACGACACCCTCGGGTTGCCAGAGTCAGAGTTCTCCGCGTTCCGTGAGTACAAGGCGATGGCCGACAAGGTAGACTTCATGGGCGAGATTGACATGCAGTCCCACGCTGGGATCGCCAAGTCGATTGCACGTAGCGTGATGAACGAGGGGATGGCTCTTTTCAGTGCCTTTGCGATGCTTTTGAACTACCAGCGGTTTGGCAAGATGCGTGGCATGTGCGAGATTGTGGAGTGGAGCATACGAGATGAGAGTATGCACTGCGAAGGTATGGTTAAATTATTTAGGGAGTTTTGTGATGAACATCCAAGAATTGTTACAGACGATTTCAAAAAAGATATCTACGACATGTTCCGAGTTGGTGTCGCGCTCGAAGACAAGGTTATTGATAATGCGTTTGAAATGGGAAGAATTGAAGGCGTTAGTGCTGAAGAAATTAAACAATACATTCGATACCTAGCAGACCGCCGCTTGATCATGCTCGGACTGAAGGGCAACTGGAAGGTCAAGGAGAACCCCCTAGAGTGGCTCC